ATTTGGGAGCTTGTTTCTTCTAGCTCGGTTAAAATGTCGCGGTTCGCTTGTATGGCGGCCTCTATTGCTTTAGCGTTTGTTGCAAAAGCCAGACGCTCATCGTACGAGTGGTCTGCGTTCAATGGGATGCCTTTAACGCTGCCAGCCACCTCATCACAAAAATTTTGATGTTCTACTGATCTCATGCTGCTTTCTCCGTTCGTTTAAGTTGTTCTAGCTCTAGCATTAACATTTCAGCTTCATCGCAAAGCTCTTTCAATGCCCAGCTTGCCCGGTCAATCATTTCAAATGTATCAACCGTTATTCGGCTGGTTTCGTCAATTAGCGCAAGCTCGTTTGCTATTGCTCTTTCGTTTTTGTAATACTCTTTCATGCTGCCCTCGCTTGTAATTGTTCTACGCCTTCAAGCACTTTAGCAAGCACCTTCTCAGCGACTTGGAAAAACCCATCTAGCCATTCATAGTCAACATTGCACGTTAATAGCATTGGGTCTAAGTCAGGGTGATAAGCTAAAAAATCCCAATCACTCAAGCCAGACACATACATCGACACTTGAAGCTGTGGGATGTATTGCGTGGGGATTTGGTTTTTCATTAAATACGATACTTGTGTATGCGCTAAAGGGCTTTTAATCTCTAATCCTTTGACTAGCTCACCATCGGCAAAAATAAGACCATCAGGCGAACAGGAATAGTCACCAGATTGAATCATCGCCACTTGTGTAACGTCTACGCCTTTAGCCATTTCGTACCAGCTCCGAGCGTCAACCTCTATCTCATGACCTCGCTCCATCGCGGCACTTGTATAACCGCTTTCTACTGGCTTACCCATGACGCGCTCTGCTATCAGTCGGTTTATGTAATTCTCAACTTTCGCGCCTGTGGCTGGTTTGCCTGTCGGTGTGTAAATCTCACTAGCACTTGAGGCAGAGATTAAGCCGGAGCGTAAAACGTGCCATTCGTCTGAGCCTTGCTCGCATTGATCGTGGATAATCATTTAGACCGCCTCGCTTCCAGTGAGTTATCAATCTGCTTTTTAACGCTGTCGTAATTCTTTGCGCTAATTTGACTTAAATCGCTAACCTTTGCCCACTTGAAAAAGCTCGACTTAAACCCTTTAAACTCGCCTTCACAATCAGATAAAAGCGTATCTAGCTCGTTTATTTGGTCAACACTTAAACCATCAAACGGCAAGCGACCATCCATATCTGAGTCGGCTGTGGTTAAGCCAAGAGAGCTTGTTAATGTGTATCGCTGTAGGTATGTAACAGTTGAGCCAATGGCCTGAACAGAGTTTTTAGATCCGCTACCATCTGCATCGGCTGTCATTGATGTTCGCTCGCTATGCCCTTCAATGTGAGAAAGTATGCAAGTAACAGTTATACCGTTCTGGTGGTCTTGTTCGAACCGATAAGACAACCCGCAATCTAGTAAAGTGTCTTTTATCTGGTCAACAATGTCGGCTAATGGGGCGTAGAAGTATCTAGAGTCATAACCAGATTTTGTCTTGTTGATTCTAGGTGCTTCGGACTGAAACTTAGTAACAGCCATTAGGTACGCTGTTTTAGCTTGTTTGGCTTCATAGTTTGCCTGCAGAGCCATTAGTTTTTCTAATTGGTCTACGTCTGCGCCTTTGCTTACTGCAAGCTCTAAAAGATTGCTGGGCGTGGTGATAACCGCATCTTGTTTTTGTACTAATTGATTCATCTTAAATAGCTCCCAAAGTTAGCAAAGCCAAGCCAAGCGCAAATCCGGCTAATATGTCCGGGCCGTTTACTCTTAACCATCGCTTGATGTAAAAAATCTGAGACTCCAGGTTGTACTTAGCTCTGAGTTTCAGGCTCATTTGTTTTTGCTTAGTGAATGTCGTCATGCGTTACTCCTATCAATGTTGCGGTTAATCGGTTCTGCCTGGCGTATCTATTAGCCTTTACTAAAGGTCTAACTGCCTCGCCATGAGCTGCTTCGTTTGCTATCTTCAATGATCGAAAAACAGGAACTTTGTCGGCTAAATGATCGCTTTCGATGTACCAATTTCTACCCTCAAAGTCGTCTAAAAATTCCGCTTGTAATTGTTCGTGGTTCATTTGATCGCCTCACAATCTTCCGTTAATTTCTCAGCCCAAAAATCAAAACGCTCCGCAAAGTTTGCGCGATGGTTGCCTGTCAATCGCTCGATAATCAGAGCTTTTAAATTCAGGGCCGCGCTTTCTGGCGACTCACCTATCAAGCACACAATGTCGTCACGACTAAAGTCTGCTAATGACTCACCTATGCGCTTTAGCTTTTCGCGGTGGGCGTTGTATCTAGCCTCAGCCGCATCATTCGCCAGGCATAGCTCTAGAAACTCGTTGCCTTCATTCAGGCTTTGTTGTGCTTTATTCATTCTCATGATCCTAAGTAAATTAGTGCGGCGTTCTTGCAACCTAGCGCCGCGCTAGGCATCAACGACCTGCAAGTGGTCAGGAGTGTTAGTTCGCCTTGTTGAAGAACCAGTGGCTCACGGACTCTAACGCTTGCTTTCTCATAAACGGCTTTAATGCTTGCCCTCTACGATTAGCCTCCGCTTTTAAAGCTTTAATAGCTCGTCTATGCTCAGTGGCGACTCGCGGCTGTTTTGGTTTGGTCCACTTAACTGGATCTGTGTGTAACCCTTCTGGTAATCGTGCTGCACTCATTTCCCTGCTCCGTTGTTGGTGTATTGCTTCGATGGGTTCATGTTCGCACAAACTTTATATAATGTAAAGTATATTTAAAATAAATCTTTTTGCTCAGTGTCAGTAAACCTTGTATCTGAATCTGATAGGTTGATAACAGCCTGAGCATAGTATGAGTCTTTTAGTTCTATACCTATAGCTTTTCGGCCTAGCGACACTGGCGAATAAACCTCACTACCAACGCCCATGAATGGAGTTAATACCACCTCACCCGCATTCGAGTAGAGTTCAACAATTCGGTCAATAACGTCTAACTGTAGCGGATGTACGTGCTTTTCGTCCTCTTCGGTCTTGGCTTCTCGGAACGGTAAAACATTATCTATTCTAATATCATCCCAAACAGACGAGGCGTAACGCTGCCAAATGTAATGACTCAATTTATTAGACTTAGGGTCTTTATGGTCAATGAATTTTTCGTTTAAATAATCCCAAAGCTCAGACTCGTTAAACTTAGTCTCGTTCGCGTTGTTGAATGCTTGCGTGATGTTTGGTAGTACCGGAGTAGATCCGAAGTATCTTTTAAGACCTTCGGGGTTCGTCACTGGCACTTCGTTTTCGCCTTTGCGCGTAAAGATAAGCATATAATCGGGCATAGCTGTAAAGCACTTTGTGGAGTCCTCAACTATGAATTTGTGCATTAAGGATTGAACCATTGTTCTCATTCGCACCTTCAAAGGCTCTTTCCATATTGTGATTCGGTTTCTATACTCAAAACCATGCTTAATATGTAGCTTGATTATTTCGTGCGGAAAATCCCATAGTCTGCAAGTATTGTCGAATACGTCGGTACAGTGGACGGCGGTTATCCTACCAGGCTTTGTCACTCTCGCTATTTCGCCTATCAGAAAATCATACTGCTCTAAAAATTGCTCTTTATTTTCGCAGTTTGAAAAATCTCGCTCAGATGATGAATAGTTGTACAGCCCTGCGAACGGTGGCGAATATACAGATAGGTCTATTGATTTGCTTGGCAGGCTTGGCAGTATCTCCATGCAGTCTGAGTTGTAGATCGAGTAGTTATCTTCGTGTAGCTCTTGTTTAGTTATCATTATAAAAACCTCGGTAAGTTTGCTGATTGTTTAAATTCTCTATTCGCTTCGATGTATTGCGCGTTTACGTTTGCCACTAGATTTAGGTATAACTCTTGCGCCTTTTTTGTCTTTTCGTCAATCGCTTGTATAACCCTGCTTTGACCATCGCTAATTATTAAATCTAGTTGGACGTCTGATTTTTGACCAAACCGCCAAAACCGCCTAATAGCTTGATAGTATTGCTCATAAGAAAAGGTAGGGAAAAAAGTAGTATGATTACAGTGTTGCCAATTCAAACCCATTCCTGTCATCTTTGCTTTAGTTATTATTCTAGGTATCTCACCACGAGCAAAATTAACTAAAATATCCTCTTTTTGTTCTATTGACATAGCCCCCTTAATCTCAATAGCGGAACTATCAAGATCGGATAGCAGTGCGCTTTCTTCATTAAGGTTGCACCAATAAACGCTAGTCTTGCCTTGAGCTAGTTCTGCGGCTAACTCACATCGACCGTTTACAGTCTGCTTTTGCTCTAGCCTAACTTCGCTCATTGATTTTGCAATAGGGGTAAAAATCTGCACTTGCCCGTTAATGTCAATCATTGATTGATTTTCTACAGTGTGGACGGTTTTGTTTAGGTTCGGCAGTTGATACCGCGTATCGTCAAAGTCGCCCAAGTCGCTAGGCTTTTTAAACATCAACGCCCATGAGTTGACCCATGCGAAGAAGTCGCGTTCTGCGTGTGGCTTTAGGTAATACTTTTCGCCTATGTTTTGAGTAGAGTCTGCCGAGTTTTGGTTGTTCTTAAAAAACTTAGTAAGCATGTCCATATAACCCATGTAACCCAAAGCCTCTGAGCTAGTGCCTAATTCTATAAAATCGTTTGGGCTTGGTGTTGCTGTAGACAGAAAGCGATAAGGCACTTTTTTAATAAATGCGGTGATGCTATTTTTTATCTGACCGTTAAAGTTTTTCAGTATTGATGATTCGTCCAATATGACACAGATAAAATCACTAGGGTCTAACAGGTGTAATCGCTCGTAATTGATTATCACTATCTTTTTGGA